TTATTTTTTTCTTTTTTTTCTTTTTAGGTATTCTAAAAGCATATGGTGTCATATAAGCACCAGCTGCTCCTGACATTGATGTTTCATCTACAGGTGTAGCTTTAGTTTCACCTTGAGCTTTTTCTAAAAATGCTCTAGCTTGTTTTATAAATGCATTCTTTTGAATACCTTCTTGTTCTTTTTCTGCTACTGCATCCCAAGCATCTAATATAAAATCAGCAAATCCTGATACCGTAGTAATTGCATTATTTGCTTTAGTTTTAGTTATATTAGGTAATTCAACATCAACATTTTGTGCTGCTTCACCAATCCTAGTCATTCTTTTATATTCTTCTGGGTATTCTTTTCTAAGATGTGTTCTTGTTTTATTTCTTAATTTACGAGCTTCTTCATATATGTCTCTAAATACTTTATCATCTTTAGTTTTTACATAAACTCTTTTAGCTACATTAACTAAATCATCCATTTCATCATATAACTTATCAAACCCAGGCAATTGTGTAATCTTCCAACTAATAGCTCCTGTTGTATCATCTATATTAGTTATAGTTGATTTAGATTGACCATCATCACTGAAAGTAACTTGACCTACTTGGAATTTTTCTCCATCTTTACGTTCAAGTTCTTTTGCTGCTGCTTCGGGTGAAGCAGTTTTAGACATTTCGCTAAGTTTATATTTGTACCCCATTTGCTACTTTTATTTCTTTTACTAGTTCGTAATATTGTAACAAATCAACTAAATTATCATTATCTACCTTATCAGTTTTATTTAATTCAGTTAATAATTTAGCTACTTCTGTTATTTTAATTTTAGTAGCTTTATCTTTTATGTTATTTGCAATTTCAGATAATGTATTTTTTAATATACTTACTTTTTCATTATAAAAGTTTCTCAATGATGGAGTTGAATCAACTGAATGTATAAATTCTTTAAGTATTTCTTTTTGTTCTATACTTAAATTATCATACTTATCATTAAATTTTTCTAATAATATTCTATAAGTTAAAGTTCTTAAATCTTTATCATATCCTGAAAATTCATTAATTACCTCATCTTTGGCTGGTTTTGATACTTCTGATTTTGTTAGAAATTCTAATAATGTTATTTTATTATTATTTATTTGATCTAAATCTGTAATTTCTTTTGCATTATAACTTTCTATTAAGTTATAAACAGAAGCTATCTCTTTATAATTTTTTATTTTAGAACCAAAGAAAGATTCTAAATTATAATGTTTTTTAATTTCTTGAATTAATTGATATTTATTTCTTTTTAAAGAACTTCTATTGAATTTTTTAGAATTTTCAAGTAATGTTGAGATTAATGAATTAGCCTGACCTTCAGATATAACCTTAGACTTTAATACAGATTCATATAATTTATACTCACGTCCTAGTTGAGTTTTAACAAAGTATTCTTTAAGAATATCTATTGCTGGTGAATCGGTTCCTTTTAAAGTATCTGCTGTAATTTGTCTTACTAGTAATTCGAATAATATACCAGTATTTTTAAATTTTGAATGTTTTATTTTCATCAAAAATATATTTATTTATAAATATTAGCTTTTTAGTTGAGATTCATCAAGTAACGAAGATGTATTTTCATCCTCTTCAAAGATTAATTTCTTTTTGTTAAGGGATTTAAATATTTCTTTATTTTTTAAATACGTTACATGAGCGCTTTCACTTTCTCCTAAACTTGGTCTTCCATCACCATCATTTTTATCTGTATCTTTCATACGTTTAGTACCTAATGGGTCTTTACCAAAATTATTTTCTTGTTTACCTCTATTAGTAATACTATCAACTGGTCTTCCTAATTGAGCGTCATCTTTATTATAACCTGGGGGTACATTTGCTGGGTCAGATTGCATTCTACCCATACCATATAATGAAGCTAAATCATGAGGTGTACCATATGATTTACCTGTAGTAACTGGGTCATTACCTTCTGCTTTAATTTGTTCTATTCTAAACTTACGTTTAGCATCCTCTCTAGCTAATTCTCTCATTTCATCATACTGATCTTCACTAAAGTGGAATACATTATGATAAATCCAATCAGATGATACTAAACCTTGTTCTAATAATGAACCTGCTAATTCTGTTTTTGATTTTAATAATTCAATTTTTTCTTGGTCATATATAATTGATGGAGTAGTCATTGACAATTCAAAATTAGTCAATGTTTCATCTGTATAACCTTGAGTATATAAATGTACTAATGCTATTTTATTAAATTCAGATAAAATAATTCTTTGTATTCTATCAATTGTACGAGCAAACCTAATATCCTCAGCAGCTAATGTAGCTTTACCTTCTGTGTTTTCATCATATCCTAAAAATGCTTTAGGTATTTTAAGTGCTGCAAATAATTTATCTCTTAAATATTCTACATCTTGGATACCATCATATGATAAACCTGGTGTTGTATCAATTTTAGTTGCATTATCATTACCTCTAACTGGTATGTAAAAATCTTCAAGCATGTTTTGCATGTTGTACTTCAGGTTATATTCACCTGTTTTTTCATCCATCATAGGAGTACGTTTCATACTTGAAATAGTTTTTTGCATAAATGCTTCTACTTCATTTGGAGGAATAGCTCCAACATTTACATAAAATATTCTTTTTTCTGGGGCACGAGCAATTCTATGAATTAACATCGCATCTTCCATTAATGTATATTGTTTAAATAATTTTCTAGCTGGTTCGATATAAGCTCTACCATAAGGAAGATAATTAACATCAGCTACAAATCTAAAGTGAGCCATTTCATAATTATCAAATACTATACCTCCTCTATCATCATCAACATTTTGATTAGGTACATTATAGTAACCATAAGAACCACCTGCAAATCCATCTGGGTTCCATCTAAATCTTACTTCTGATGGGTTTTCAGAATTTTGGCCTTCCATTCTTTCAATGTGGTATGCAGTGTAAGGTATAACATTATAAACACCAAATTTTTCTGATATTTCCATTTTAAGGAAAAAATCACCATATTTACACATTTGTCTAATCCACATCCAAGCATTAAACTCAACGTTTAATACATCATAAAATAAGTTATAAAGAATTTTTTGTATATCTTCATTTGAACTTCTAATTTGAAGTACTTCTCCCATATCATTTTTAAGAGTAGATTCATCAGCTAAAATATCTAATGCCGAAGCTATAATAGCATCTTGATCCATTATATCGTATTCAGAGTATAATTGAGGTCTTAAATAATTGTAATTTAAATTAAATTGTGCTCCATATAAAGAGGAAGGAGCTGTAGAATATACTCTATTGAATCTATCAACTAAAGCATTAGTTTCATACTCACCACTAGATTGGATGTGTCCTGAATCTATTGTTTTGATTTGATCACCTCCTACATTTCGTATTACTACATCAGTTGAAAATAATCTTCTTAATCTTGAAAATACACTAGTATTTGCCATGTTTATATATTATTATTGTTATAAATATTATTATAATAACCAATCAATGTTTTCTTTACCATTATTTGTGTCTATTTGGTATGGATTTTTAACGTTTTGATTATTACCATAACTGCCTTGATATGCTGTTCTGTTAACTTGCATATTTTCCAGCGATTGTCTTGTGAGATCTATACCTCTTTGTCTAAATTTAAGGGCAGTATCTCGGATATACATAGCAATACTAAAAGCCATAACTAAGTCATCATTGTACCCTGACTGAGCTTCTGGTCTTCCATTACGCCATATAAATGTTTTCATTTCTTCTATTAATCTTTTAGACTGTATCGTAACCCCTTTATCTCCAATATATTCTTGGAATTTACCTATCACCATAGGTCGTGTTCTTGATGACATAGTAAATCCAGGAACCATTTTTGTATGGTCTTGATATTTATCAAAATACGAATTAACATTGGCTTCTCCACTCTTTTGTGAATAGTAAAGATTTTGATATGCTCTATCAATTACTACCTGTATAGTAGCCCAACCAATATTAGCATTTTCTATTACTAACATTGCTTCATTATATTCTGTAGCTATACCAACTAATAAGTGTCCGTATTCTTTAGTACCAATTTGTCCTTTATATTCAGCTACTTGTACATTTGTTTCTGTGTCTATAACATGGAATGCAGAATAATCTTTACCATCGCCTCTTGATACATCAGCTACTACCATATAATTTCTTGAATAATCTGCTTGTTCCCAAACCCATAAGTTTTGGTCATTACCTCTTCTTTCTAGTGGATCTTTAATAAAAGATTTTTCATAATATTCTATATATTCTGGGTAAAATACTATATCACCTGATGTACTAAAATCACAATCACACTCTTGTGCCGCCATTCTAGGATCACCTAATAATTCATCTTGTCTTTTTCTCCAAGCTTCATCTCTTTCTGGGTGTACAAACCATGGTAATTTTATAGGTAAAAAGTCATTTTCTGCTGCCTCCGCTCGAGTCCAGGTTTGATGAAACCAATTACCTGTACCATAAGGTGTAGATAAAGCAATACAACCACCACCTGTAGCTAGTGTTTGTTGAGCTGATGCCCAAATTTCTCCAATATTTTCAATGAATGCTGCCTCATCAATTAATAGTAATGATACTGCTTCTGATCTACCTGCATCACTTGAAGCTGATGTAGCTTTAATTTGAGAACCATTTTCAAGTCGTAGGTTTAATTTATTATTTTCAGCTGCTTTAATTTTAATCCATGAAGGTAAATTTTCATACATAAATTTTACCTTTGTAACCATGTTTTTAGCTGTTTCTTGTTTTGTTGCAATACAAAGAATATTTTTATCCTTATGGAATGTCATTAGCCATAAAGAATAACCTGCAGATAAGGTAGATAAACCTAATTGTCTAGATTTTAATACTATTGAATATGGATTATCCTGGAATAACGACAATACCTTTTCTTGGAATGGGAATAAATTGAATTGTATACGGCCCCTTTGTGGGTGTTGTATATAACAATATTTACGCATAAAATGCACTGGATCTTTGGCGCATTTTAAATATTCTGATCGTATTACTTTTTTTATATCTTGACCCATATTATTTAGCTAATAACAAAACTATTCCTCCAACTAATACAGCTCCTCCTCCAAGTTGAAATAGTTTAGTTTTTGCTTTTTGTTTTTTTAAATCAGTTTGTAGTTTTAAAGACAGCTCTTGTGATAAAGCTAGTTGATTTGTTCTGGTAAGCATTAAGGATTCAAAATTTATAACACTTTTATTTAAATTTAGTATAACACTATCTTTAAAAACTATTTTTGTTTCTAATAAGTTTAATTTTTTACTTAATAAACTTAATTCTTCTTTAGCACCGTCACCAGTTATTAAATCTTTAATTACGAGTTTCGCTATTGGTTTTTTTAATTGAATCGATTTGTTTATATCGTTCTGTGAAAAACCTTGTAAGCTCATCGTCATTAAAATTATCAACGGAATTAACTTTTTCATTTACTTTATATTTTAAAGTGACAATCTTTTTATCTTGTTGACCAATTTCTAGGTCTAATTTTACAATTTCTTGATTTAAAGTATCTATTTTAAATACTAAATCATCATTTATATGATGCAATGAATCAACTTTTGCTTCTAAAGCATCGATTTTAATATTATAATCTTCAACATATTTTTCATCCCCTAAAAATACAAAATAAATTAATGTACTTAGTAGAATAAAAATTATACTATAAGTAATTAATCTTTCTTTAGACAACATCTTTTTCTAATTTTGCAACTAGTGATTCTAACTCTTTCTTTTGTGGAGTTTTAACTCTTAAAATATCTTTAATTCTTTCTTTTTCTGCTTCGTCACCTGAACTATATTTACGAGCTAATGACTTCATTTCAGTCTCTATATTTTTTAATGCTTTAACTGCTAAATCTAATTTTTTAAATTTACCTCTAGCACCTTTAGCTGCTTTAATTGCTTTAGCATCATCATCGTCTGCATCTATATCTTCGTTCATATCGTAGTCACGGATTTGTTTTGTAACTTTATATAAACGGTCTTCTAATTTATTCAGTTCATTACCATATCTATCTGCAATTGCCCCACCTTCTGGTTCTGCTTCTTGCTCCATATCTCTGTATAATTGAGCTATTTCATCTTCTAAATCAGCTTTTATACCTCTTAAAGTTAAAACTTCATCAAAGTCAATTTTTTCAGTTAAAGTTTCAATTATATTTTCTTTTATAAACGATTTTAATTCAGATTTTCTCATTATAGTTAGATTTTATTATAAATATGTTAAGAATTAATAACATTTAATATTTGTTCAATTCGCTCTTCTGTAGTGCCTTTTATAGTTTCTACATTTTTCATCATGTATGCATATTTTCTAATAAAACTTGTAATAGTAAAATCTATAACATCTCTATAGTGTTCATCTGTTTCACGTACACCATTATCTTCAATAGGCAAGCCATCAGGAGAAATATAAAAAATATAATCATATTCTCTAATAAATTCTTTCGCATATTCTACAAATTTATCTTTATCTTGGTAAGGTATAGATTTAGCATTTTGTGTAAATGACATTACATCTATTATTGTTCTATCAGTAATAATATTATCATGCATTAATTCAGCACAACGTTCAGCTAAAAATACTGTTTGGCCTTTTAAAGTTGAATCAGTATTTAATGGAATACCTAAATCATTTAAATATTTACTACGTTCTGTAGCAAAATTATAATGTTGAAATTCCTCTGTATTTTTTAATGCTTTTACTAATGTAGTTTTTCCTACACTCATTGTACCACATAAACCTATTTTCATAATTAATTTCTATGTGTAGTTCCTTTTGGAGCAGGTTGTTTATACCATGGTAATCCTGTTCTATTTCTAACTACTTCTTTAAATTCACTTTCACTATATTTTATTCCATAAAGATAATATTCTCTTTTTTTCTCATTACCCCCTGGTATTAATGCTGGTCCTTCCCAATTATGAAATTTATTATCCCAAATATAAGCTATTGTACCATCCGCCTTTTTTAATCTTTGACCACTAGGCCACTCATTGTCTTTATTTTTCATACTCCAATATACGTAATTTATTTTACTCCTCCAAGATTTTTTCAGCAACTAGTGTACCATGGGCCCCTGATACTGAAATACCCCTTGCTGACAACGCATCACCAACAAAATGCACATTAGGATATTTAGTTAATGATAAATCAGAATAATTAACTAGTGGTTCAGGAGCTAGGTATTTTACCTCAGGCACATAGATTCCCCAATCATCTTTTAATGTGGGAAATACTAATTTCATATCATTGATAAAATCTTCAATATATTTATAATATCCTTGAAACGCATCTTTAACAACATCTAAATTTTCTATTTTAGTTGATGATACATTTACTCCTTCTGATGTTGTAGATGGTTCTCTACTTGGGCTATAAAATAATCCTGTGCTATTTTTTTGTACTTTACCTACTAATTCTCTTGCCCATTTAAATGGTTCTTTAATACCTTGTACTTCCATTAATATACCAAAATTAGTCATATTATTTCTAAAAGCTTCATCTTTTTTAGCGTGACCATTATAACTGTGGTCTCCATATGTTTCTTCTACTGCTACATATGCTGCATTATTATTTGTACAAAATGATCTTAATGATACACCTTCGTTATCAAATTTTCTATATAATTTAAAATCATAAGCAACATCAATTAACTTTTGAAAGTGACTTTGTGGTGCTTCAAATCTAACACCTACTTGAGCTGGTTTTTCTTCTGTTGGTAAATCATATTTTTTCATTATATCTGAAGTAAAATCAATACCTGATTTACCTACACCAAATATTAATCTATCATAATTTAACCATAATTCACCTAAATCATTTTTAGCTTGAACTAATGTATCTTCAAAATCAATATCACTAACTTTAGTTTCCCAGTGAAATTCTACACCTTTATTAACTAAATAATCATACCAACTTTTACCTATTTCATGTAAATAATCAGTACCAATATGCCATACTGGAAATAATCTTAAACCAAAATATGGTTTAATAAAATCTGGTTCTTTATCTGGTGATGATAATATTATTTGTTCTGGGTGGGGGTGAAATCTAGTAAAATTATCTACTACTTGCTTCATTAGCTCCATTGCTTTCTCATCACCTACATATTTAGATAATTGTCCACCAATTTGGGTAGAATAAGTTAATTTTCCATCTGACCATCCACCTGCACCCAAGTATCCTGTCATTACCTCTTCATATGGTCTTAAATATGGATCTTGCCCCATATCAATAATAGTGATTTGACCATCAAAATTATTATCAACCAATTTAGTAGCCGCATTTACTCCTGCTACTCCTGCTCCAATAATTACTACGTTTTTACTCATTTATAATTTTAATTTTAACGCCACAATATACGAAAAAAAAGCTGTGGCTCCAAATAATGGGCCACAGCTCCTATAAATTTTTTAATAAAATCGACTGGCTATGAATCAGTCTATATGTTTAGCAAGTACAACAGTTGCACTCACAAGATACTCCACAATTACACATTTTACAATTACATTTCATCATTGTTATCTATTTATTTTTATTTTTGTTTTTCTGCGTTGATTTTTTGGAATAAATCACCAATATATTTTGCTAATACATCTGTAGTTCCTACTTCTTCTTCTGTTGCCTCTCCTTTGATAATAGCATCTCTAATAAAGTCTACTAATTCCTCTACTTTTTGAGGAACTCCTATTTTTTTCATAACAGCTTCCTCTGTTTTTCTAAAGTCTTCATTTATTTTGTCTTCAGCTAAATATTTTTTTAAATCGAAATTTTCCATATTAATTTATTTTTATTTTTAAATCGGTTGTACCTTTATGTATCCTATGGACACGGTGTTTTGTTATAAATATATTATCTCCTTCAAATAACGCAAAGGGTAATTCATTATCAAACTGCATATGCCAACCTTTACCTTCTAATATTTCAATATTCCTATCTTCATCATCTTTATGCCAAACTAATTCTAGTTTTTTAACATCTTTTGAAAAACTTCTTATGTTAGAACTATCTTTATAGGGTTGCATTATTTTTTTTTAAATTCTGCTTTTTTAGTATTTTTAACAAACTGTTTGCCTTTTTTACTACCTTTAACTTTTTTAGCTACTGAAGCTTTTCTTTCTGCTTGAGATAAAGATTGTGCTTTTTTTCTAGGTAAACATCTTGTTGTTGCTTTACCTTTTTTCATTGTGCCACAAGGGCCAGTTATATTACCTGAGGTATTAATTCTTACCCAATCTTCTTTTTTAAACCAATCTCTTAATGATTCATCAACCCATTGAACTTCATCTACTTTTTCGTAAGCAGAACCAAAGGGTGCAGATTTACCTTTATGTTTTTTTTGAGATTTAGGATCTATATTTTCCTCAAGAGCATTAAGATATTTACTTATTCTTCTTATAGCGTAATCATCGCCATAATTACCTGCCATCCAATTATTATGGATATAATAAATTACATCTTTAAATCTTTCTTTATTTAGTCTAGGTCCTGATTTTATTAATGCTTCTATTTCTGGATCGAATCCATCATCTAATTCATCAAATGCTTCATTTAAATCATATGAAGCAATTTGTTTATTGATTTTATATAATTTATCTTCTAATCTATTAAGCTCAGATCCATATCTATCAGCTATTTCACCACCTTCTGGTTCAGCTTCTTGTTCCATGTCTCTATATAATTGATCAATTCTATCTTCTAAATCTGCTTTATCAGCTCTTAAATCTAATACTTGATCAAAAGAAACTCCTTCTTTTAATTCTGGATGGAATAATACATTTACTTCTACAGCATCTTTTTTAATAGATTCACCATCAACCTCTACTTCAGCTGGGTAGACTTTAACATCATCACCATACCAATATTTTATTTTATAGCCACCACTTTTTTCTAGTGTTACTAATAATCCTCTTTTATAATCTTTTTCTTCTGCTTGTAATATAACTTCCTTACCTCTAGGTAAAACTAAAGCTGCTCCAGGAACTAAATTATTGTCTTTTTCTTCTGCTTCATTTAATGGTTCTTTATTTTCCACTAAAAGTTCACCTAATACTTCAATTTTACCCATAAGCTCTTGAAAAGCTACAGGTTCAATATTCATACCGTCTTTAGTTTTTTCATATAATTCTTCTAAAAATCCTTTATAATCTTCAGCAAATTCATCTTTATTAAAATTACCATCGGATGCTTTTTTATAATAAGGTGCTTTAACTTTAAAATGGTGATAAGTTAACATTGAATTGCCACCTTTTTCTTTAGCATTATCAGCTATTGTTCCTGCGCCTTCCCCTCTACCTTCAGCAAAAGATTCCATTTTTTCTATAGGAATATCTTCTTTAACTAATTTACTTAAATATTTAGCTTGGCCCGCATGTCCCTTAGAAGACTTTTTTAGAGACTTAACCATATCTTTTATTTGTTTAGTCTCTTGTTTATTAAATACTGCTTCGTTAGTTTTTTTCTTTTTTTTACCACTCATTTGGCCCTTACATACTTTAACAGCACGACCAGATAAATAAGCAGATGATTTTTCACCAGCAGCCATTCTTCGTTTGCGATAAGCTTCACCTTTTTTACAAAGTTTTTCGTTAACTAATTTTTTAATTCTATCCATTACCAAAATGTATTCATGTTAGCACCTAAACCTAGCTGGCTAGCATATCTAGGTAGATTACAGGACCAATATCCTGCTTTTGTTCTATCTTTTTTATTTTTACAATTATGTCTTGCAGCAAATGCTTTACGTGCTTTAGGATTTCTAATTTTAGCTCTTAAACCACCGGACCCAAATGATACTTTTTTAACTTTTTTAGTTTTTGGGTTACGTACATAAACATAATATGCTTTAGAACCACCTCTTTTAGGTTTTCCTATTGGTGGATCTTTTTTTGCTTTTTTCTTTTTCTTTTTAGCTTCAGCTAATTGACTTCTTAAAAGTGGTTTCCAATTAACCATTATTTGAGCTACTCCCCTTATAAAATCAGGATTATTTAGATCGCCTTTAAATTTACCAAATAATGCTCTTACATCTTCTTTAAATTGAGATACTTTTCCTTTTATCCTAAGAGATACTTCAGGTTCCTCTTCATATTCCCCATCAAATTCGTCTGATTTTATAAAACCACTGTAAGCTTCTTCTAAATCCATTTGTTCTGATAACATAGGTAAATCTAAAGGTACAATTTCATTTTCATATAAATCAAATTCACCAATATGTGTTTTCATTAACCCTTCATCTTCCTCACATAAATCAAGTACACCTCTAGAATATAATTTTTTAGCTTCTTTAATCATAGATAAATGAGCATCAGAACCAATTCTGAATACATTTTCCATTAATGGTATATTATTATCAATATGGTATTGTAAATTTTCAGATACCAGTTTTTTAACCCTACCTTCCGTTAAGAGTGGGCCTCTTATTTTTGTCCCGCAAGTATTACATCCACATTTTTTACACATACTATGACATTATTTCGTTATACGATAATTCTCTTGCATTAGAAGAAAGATTAGCTTGTTTAGACGGAATTATTCTGTAGTCTAAACCTTGACTCATTCCTACGTGTTGCATTATAGCAAAAACAGGATCCATTTTATCTTTTTCTAAGTCTTCAAGTCCCTTATAAATATGTGAAGCTTTAGCTGTAATTACCCCATTATTTAAAGTAAAATCTTCAGCGCTCCAAGTTTTACTAACTACAACGGTTTTTGGATCTTCAGGACCAAAAACCCAATTTTCAATATCATCCTTAGGAAAATCAGGAATAATAACTTTTGTTACCCTATTACCTGTTTTAGGATCATACATTAAATATTTATTAGGATTATCTGGGTTTGGTTTTAGTTGTAAATCAGTTAAATTACCATTAATAGCGTCATTAACTAATTTATTTATAAAATCTTTATATTGTGTTGCTACTGAAGCCCATCTAAACCCACCATCTTGTTTCAATGATATATTAGCTCTTACATCATTACCCGATAATAATTGAGCATCTGATTTATCTCCTTTGCCTGCTCCTGTTTTTGATGAATCAAGAGCACTAGTAATATTTTCGTAGCTTAACGTATAGTCTGATGATGTTATAACAACAGTTGCTTCACCACCATTTTCTTCAATTAATTGATTTATATTAGATAAAAAATCAGATTCATTCATTTTACCAGCTCCTCCTGGTGGTTGACTACTTACAACAATATTAACTTTGCCAAATTCTTTTGTATCAAAAGTGTACATATTAAAAGAATTACTTGGGTTAGGAGATTTACGAGGTGGAGTAATTTTTATATCTAAAGTCTCATCACCTTCTTCATCAAATGCTTCTTGAAATAAATCAACAAAAAATTGAGTTTCTCTTTTACCTACAAGTCCTAATCTATTTGGTTTAGATTTACCCGCAAATAAATCATATTTTGAACCTAATTTGTCTATGATTTTTTTTACTGCTTTTATTGTGCCTGTTCTATTGTCTACTTCTTCTTTTAGATTAATACCTAAATCTTTAAATATTGATTCTAACAATAAAATATCTTTAGGATTATCCATATCCGGATACCCTTTATCGAATTTGTAAGAAAATTTAGTAAAAAATTTATCGAATATATTCATTATGCTTCTACATCAACATCAACATCTACTTCGTCTTCGACTTCTGGTGCTGAATCGGTTTCACTTTCTGCACCTTCAACCTCTGCTCCGCTTTCTGGACCATATTGTAATATTCGACTAATAGCTAAAGCTGCATATTCTTCTTCATCTAAATTGAGTAGGTAATATTTTTTACCTTCAACTTGTGCTATCCAGCTTCTTGGTGTAAATATAAGAATGAAATTTTGCCCATTTAATAGATTAATTCTAAAAGTTGAGGGGCGGGGTGCAATCCAATCAATTCCTTCTAAAAAGGAATCAAATTCATGAGTCATTAAACTAACTATAATATCTTTTAATTCCGGGAATTTTGTAAGCTCATCATAAGCAATAGCAGCATCATCAGCTTTAGATTGTTCTCCTCTAACTTGGAATACTAATGCACGTATTTTTTCTTTTAATTCTGATGCCGTCATTAGTCATTTTGTTTTGATAGATAAGCCGCTACAGCCATTTGTTTTTTCTTTTTATCAGATTTTCCTTTAAATTGTTTTGCATCTGATTTTTGAAAATCATCTACAAAATCTCCAACTTTTGCTTTTTTTCCAAGTATTTCGTACATATGTTCTGAAAAATCCATGTAACTAACTAAACCTGAGGGTAGTTTCATTTTTTGTTTTGATACTAATTTATCAGCTTTAGGTGCTTTAGCTAGTTTTTTTCTAACTACTTTTTCTTTAAGATTTTTTTCTAATTCATCTGCATATTCATCTCTACCACTTCTTCTTAAATAGTCTATATATCTTGGATCTTTTTCTTTAGGTCCATCATCTTGCTTATTTTTACCAAAATTATCTGCAAGCCAATTTAATGTTTTTTCTTCTGACCAATTCCAATTTTTCATTATATAGTCAACCATTTCTTGACCTTTAATTTCCTTGTTATTGTCTTCACCCATTACTTTTTCACCTGGGTCTCCTTCAAGATCTGCTCCTGATGGATCATTATCTTCTTTAACAAATTTAGCTTTAGCTTTTTTAAAGTCTCCTTTATATAATTGTTTTACAATTTTACGTCCTAATTCTTCTAATTGATCTAAATTTAATGTGTGTTCTTTTCCAAATCCAGCTAAATAACCTGCTCCTATAAGACCATAGTCAGCAGGATCGATTACATCATCTACTGATGCTTCATTAGTTAAAGATTTTACAATAAGTTCTCTGATTTTTTCTTTATTCATGCTTTCGACTTTAGCTTTAGCTTTTTTAGTAGCTATTCCATACATTACTTTTTCTGCGTCTTTACCGTATTTTTTAACTAGATTACGTTTATTATTTAATAAACCTTGAAGGACAGCTTCTCTTGATTCTAGTTCGTTTTCAGATAATTTACGCTCAAAAAGCATATTAATCAGAATTTCTCCCAACTACATATTCTCTAGTAAAGAAAGTAATTGTATTTCCAATTTGATCCGCTAATTTTTCATTTCCTAAAGCATCAGCAGCATCCATAGCAGCTTTTAAAGAATCTTGTACTATTTCTTCTTCTGGTGATAATCCAACTTGAACTTTTGCTTTAACACCTGGTCTTTCGATTTCAATATCATCAGCTCCAGCTTCTACTTCAACTTCATCTTCAACATCAATATCTACATCTACATCTTCTTCTGCTTCTGATAATGAACTTAAAATTTCAGTTCTAATTTTAGCTTTAAGTTCAGATACTTTCATTTTTTTTAATGCTCCTTCAATATCATCCTTAGCATCTTCAAATCCATCTTCATATCCTTCTTGTTCAGCATCTGTTCTAGCGTCTTCATTTACTAAACCTTCACCATATGCTGCTCTAATAGCACCACACACTTTTTTAGCACCTTCCATACCATATTTACCTTCATTATCATCTACGCATTGATCAAATGGGTAAGCACCTTCTTGAATTTTAGAATAAGCTTCTTGAACTGTTTCAGATAAAGATTCTTTTTTAGACTTTTCACCAACACCGTGTTCTTTTTTAAAGTATCCTTTTTCAACTTCCTCAACACCTTCTTTATTGACTTTATTTTTACCTTTCTTTTCAGCATCTCTTTTACCGAATTTTCCATAAGAATCATCTCTACGATCTTTCATAGATTGTTTCTTATCTTTTTCAGCACCTCTACGATCACCTAGAGATTCGTCTTCTCTATCATCGTAACCTTGCTTGTATTTTTTTTCAGAAACTTCTGCTTCCGTAATAAGGGTGTCTTCATTTTTAAAGAGACGTCCTTCTTTTAAATATTTTTTGTAGTCAAAGCTGTCCATTTTGTATATTTTTATTTATAAATATTAATTTCTTTTGTTAGAATTACCTCCTCGTGAAACACTACTACTCCTACTTACATTACTTGATGATCTTGTAGAAGACTTAACAGTATTAGACGACGGTCTATTATAAATACGAGAAGAATTACTATTATTAATATTGTTATTAATGTTATTGTTATTATTATTATTTTCAGGCCTATTATAAACTCTAATTGATCTACTATTATTATTAGTATTAGGGACATTATTAGGGTTAGTATAAACTCTAGGTTTTATATTAAAGTTATCTCTTATTTCATTAACAATATTATTAAGTACATTATTATTGTTTCTAGGTTTATTTCTATTAACAACAATTCTATTTTCTATATTACTATTAGTATTAATTCTATTAATTACATTATTAGAACCTCTTCTACCATTAATATGGGCTACATTATTATTATTCCTACTTGAATTCCAAGCTACATTATAACCTGAATTATTAAATGGACCATTCCACCAGCTAGAATATGAATAACCCCAATTATATGGTCTATTCCAATTATAAAATGGTGAATTCCAACTATTCCATCCATAATTGTATGGATAACTAAATGCCCAATCATTCCAAAATGAATGTCTATTCCAATAAACATCAAATGAATTATATGGGCGCCAGTAACTATAACGATAATTAGACATATACCAACTATAAGGTTGATTCATTGCATATGTAGCAAAATCATATCTAAATTGAAAATCAGTTCTTAATTTCCATCTTAATTGTCTATAACTTAATGTATCTATTTGTACATCAGCAGGTACTTCTAAAACTGTATCATAAATAGGGTCATGATTTAGAGTGCTCAATTGATAAGTTGCTGAGCATCCTGTTAATAATAATCCTAATAATAATATTATTAATTTCTTCACGTATTATATTATTTTTTCTGCTGTTACTTTTAAATTTGCAAGTTTCCATCCGCCACCATTACCGCATAAAGTACCATGACCACAATCACCACCACTATCTTTATACCATTTAGGATCATCATCACCAGGTGACCAATCACCATGATAAGAAGGTGTAAACCACCAACCTACTGCCATAGCATCTTTTAATTTACTCATATCTAAAGTATCACTAGCTGGGTATGCTGGTTCTGTCATATCAAATACTTTTACACTATTTGAATCTTGAGATAATGTAATAATCATATTAGTATAATCTTCATTAAATTCTACTACCATATGAAATACTTTATTAGGATCAATTTTACCTACTAAACTATGTACTCCATCTGATCCAGCTGCTGCTTCCATTTCATCCCATTCCCAACATTCTGTATTGGCTGCTTCAGTATAAGATACTTCATATCTTTGAGGTCCTTTTTTAGCATCTGCTAAATGTAAAGTATGTTGAAACATTTTTTGACCATTAGTTTCTAAAAAGTCTATTTCTTGACAAAAGGGACATGGGTAACCTGGTTGACCTTGTGTTGGCTCAAATTCAGCATCACAATAATTTCCATCTCCTTTAGGTTGTTTAGCACTACTAACAGCATAAAAAGCTGCATTTAACCAATCACCTGTAA